GCAGGCTGATGAGATCCATAGCCTTAGGTTTCCGCCAACAGCAGCAAACAGCCAGCTTCAATCCAGCCAAAACCAGGCCGGGATGGAAGCACTAGCTGGTGGGTCAACAGTGGTCGATCCAAATCGCGCAGGACGACAGTGCCGCTGATCTGCCCCTTGACCAACACCAATCCGCCACGAATGCCTGTGGCCTCGCGGGTTGGGGCTAGCACCCAGACAGCTTCATCGTCGCTATGCAACGCCCGCACCTCTGGCATTCGCGTGCCTTCTGCCGCGCTGGCCAAGACTTGATTCCAAGCGGCCACTAGCAGCGGCGGGCAGCGGTCCTCATGCTTCAAGGCCAAAGCAACGGCGGCCACCTCAGCGCTCAAGAGCCGATCTGGTTTTTGATCATGGCTAAAGAGAATGAAATCTTGAAGCGTGAACGGTTTGCCCTTTTTGGGGTCGCGGTTGATGTTGGCCATAAGCGCACAGAGCTGAGCCCCCTGCAGTTCCTGCACTTGCGCATCCTCACGGCGGATCCGCTGCAGTTCGCGCCAGGCCTGCAGCACAACGCAGCGCAGTTCCTTCATAAAGCTGCGCCGCTCAAACTGGCCTGGGTAATGGTGGGCTAAGTCCCAGAAGACCTGCGTCCAGTTCGTTTCACTGCGGCGCCATCCGCCGCTGGCGGCTTTCCCAGCTCCTCCTCACTAGGCGGTTCACTGGGCATTGCCTCGGCATCAGCCTCTTCTTGCGCTAACTGCCAGATCGGATTGAAGAGAGCGCGGGGCATCTTGTGGGTGTCCGCCAGCGACCAATCCGGGAGGTTGCAACGGCAGCGGATCAATGCCGTAACGGTGGCTTCCATATTGCGCTGACCGGCTGCTGCATAGACCTGGGCCACTTCTTGGATCAGGGCTGCATGGGTCGTGCGAATTTCCTCGGCACGCTGCTCAAGCTGGCGACCGGAGATCGCTCCCTCAATAATGTTAAACGCCTCAGAAATGCTGATCTGCTCAGCCTTAGCAATAGCATCAGCAATCTGTGCTCCCTTGACAAAGCTGCTTTGCTCAGTTGCTAGCAACTCAGAAATAACAGCCGACTCGCCAACCGTTAAACCACCAAGCACAGGCATTTCCAAAATGCCGCTGGCAGGCGTGCCAAGACGCCGACGCACAGGCTCTGCTGGCGGCAAGACAAACGGAAGGGTTGGCATAAACAGCAGCGATCTAGCTAGATGCTATGGCTTTTGCGATTAGGCGGTCTGCTTTTTCCTTGCGTAGCTGTGCCTGCCGATTGGCGGCTTGTACTTGCTGCAAGGCACGGATCAGCTGTTGCTGTTGTGTTGTCGTCATGGGGTCAAGTCGGTGGTGGTGAACCCTAAGGCTGCCAGCTGCTGCCGGCAGTAACTGGGCTGATCCCAGTCCCAACCGTAGGTGACATCCAAGCGACTACTGCCGTTGAGCTTGACGACATAGCGCGAGGAAGGCGCAAAAGCACTGGCAAGCATGGCTTCATCAATGTTCGTTGGGGCACTTGCTGTCACATCAAAGCCAACGCTGACCGAGTCTTCACAACTATCGCTGTCAACGCACGGCGCAAGATACCGCTGTGGCGCACGGCTGAAATAGGTGCTGCGCATGTAGCTGTAACTTTGCGCATCGGCACTATTGGCCAGGCTCATCGCGCTACCAATAAAGCTGTAAACGGCTGGGGTGTAAAAAGGCCCGTCATGCTCTCCGGTGTCCAAGTAGCCCATCCCAAACTGCTTGGCCAATACGTCATTGCGAGAGCCGTAGTTGCCATGCAAGCTATTGGCACGGTGAATCGCTTGGTCAAAAATCGGAACGCTTGTATATCCGTAAGTCTCTGGTGTGTCGTAATTCTGCCGATAGGGTGGGCTTTGATCAATAAACTCAAACCGCTGGTATGTCGATGAATTGAGAACCGACTGAGTGCTGTTGACCTCCATTGGTGGGTGCAGCAGTCTGATTTGAGCATCTAAAGCATTTGGGACATCAAGTTCCCGAACAGCCGTAGGACTGACGACAAAGGCAAAAATCTTATAAGCAGAACGTTCCTCAATATTGTCAAAGTTGTCTGTGGTCGTAAATGTGCTCTGTCGGTCGTAGTAGGTGCCAGCCTGGCCGCCACAGCCAGAGCTGACAGCACGGGGGTTAACTGAGGTCCGGTCTACTCGACTGACGCGCTCAAATACTGTAAGTGTGCGCAGCTTGCTGTAGACGTAGACAAATATTGAGGTCTCACGTCCGACTGGCAGTAGGTAGGCAGCAGAGTCGTCGTAATCATCTAGCTCAACGCGAGCAAAGCGATTATCGGTCCAAGAGCTTGTGGGTGGCGCTCCACTGCCAGTCTGGAATGTGTAACCACAAGGGTATTCCGTGCGGTAAGTGTTGCCGAAGAAGTCGGGCGCAAATGTGGTCAAGAAACCGAGCACAGACTCTGCGCCGCTTTCGGTCGATACCGTTGGCGGCTGGTTGCTGGCTGCATTACCGCTGGGTGCCAGCGTATCAGCCGTAACGCTGACATCAAGACCAGGCGGGCCCACACGTATCTCAAAGGTTGGATTGGGGACACCAAAGATGGTCTGTGTTTGGTACTCGACGCCCATCACACTGCCAAGCTTGCGCATGGCGGCTGGCCGGCTGTTAGTTCCTGGTTGAATGCTTCCACCTACTGGCAGCTGCTCTTGCTGCTCTGCTAGTTCGGTCTTGACCTCTTCTTCGGTTTTGCCGTCACGCTCTTTTTGAAGCTGAGCTTCACGGTTGGCATCCTGCACCTGCTTGGCACGCTCCACCAACCCAGACTGGGTCGTGGTGACGTTGATGCGGGTGCTCATGGATTAGTCGTCCTGCACCAAGGTGATCACATAGCTCTTGGACTGACCAGCGGCGAGGGTGATGCTGGGCGACTCCGCGACAATGCTGTGCAGGTAGGTCTCGGTGCCGATCCGCAAGCAGATCGTGTTGTAGCTGTACCCAGACCCCGTACTGGTGAAGGTGGCGGTCACAGCAGGCAGCTCATAGCGAGCGTCGGTGCTGTCCCAAGATCCGGTCCCAAGCGTGCCGCTGACCGGTGCGTAGCCGTTGGCGCTGGCCACCTCAACTGCCTGCCACGCTGCATAGGTGGAGTTAGCCGTCAGGCTGCCGTCATTGGTGGCAAGAAAGACCTCATAGGCTCTGCCTTGAAAACAAAGCCCTGCTTGGCGCTCCAGTTCTTTCTGGCTGATTGTCAGGGTGATGGCCATGATCAGGCAATCGTGAGGACGCCGGTGGTGGCGTCAAAGTCCACTGCAAAGCTCTCGCCAGAAGCCAGGGTGATGCTGGAGCCGTAGTCCCACCAGCCGATCAGCTCGTCACTGCTGGCGGTGTCGTTGTAAAGCACCGCGTAGCGGAAGGGGCCGATAGAGCCGCCAGATGCGGTCCATGTGGTCGGATCGCCCAGCACCAGCTTGTAGGTGCCGGAAGTCTGTGCCGAGCTGCTCACTGCAGCGGTGTTGCCGCCAGCGGTGTAACCGTTGCCGGCGTTGATCTCAGTGAGGTCAGCCTTGACGCTGTTGCTGGCAACCGGTGCAGTGTTGGTCAGCAGCACCTTGAGCGTGTCGGCGCCAAGGTCGTGCTTTTTCTCGGCCAATGCCTCGACAAAGCTATTGAACTTGTTAAACGCAGCCATGAGGCCAGAGCTTTAGAGCTAGCTTTCCTTGGTGATCATGGATTAGGCAATTCAGATGTCGGCGGTGTAAATGCAGCTGTATAACGTGCAGCGCCCTTGGTAATTCTGAAGTCATCCAAGTAACCATCAAGCCAACCACTAGCAAACCATCCGCCAATACGCGGTGACGCGGTGCTGTTGTACAAGGATGGCGTGCCTGAAGCAGTTTTAGTAGAGACTTGAACGCCATCCACAAACAACCTGAAGGTGCTGCCGCTTCTCGTCACGGCTAAGTGATACCAAGTATTCAAAGCGGGATCAAAGTTCAGATCAGAACCAACAAAGTCGGTGCTTCCGTTACCGCTTGTAGACCATGTAAAGCGCATCAGTTTATCCTGAGGCCTTATGAAAAATTGGAACGAGAAGTTAGTTAGATCACTATTTTGCTGTGATATGAGATTTTGGTAGTTCGTGAAAGTCGTAGCGGGGCGCCGATACCATGTTTCAATCGTAAAGTCGCCGCTGCCGAAATGGAAATCATCACTATCGGAAAGGCTTAGGTAGTCGCCATTGCCATCAAACAAGCCACTAGCTGATCCATATTTTGCTTGAGCGGTACTGATCTTTGCATTGCCGTTGGCAGTAACGGTTTTTGCAGACGTGCTGTTATCAACAAAGCTGGTGCTGTTGTTGGTGCCGTTCATGTGCAGCAGGAGCACCACCGAGCTGGCATAAGGATCTGGCTGTGTGAAGTTGGCGGCTTGGCCAGTAAGCGTAAAGGTTCCTACGGCTCCACTCATCACAATCCCTCGCAACCTCTCTGCAGCTTGGCCAGCAATGGCAAAACTTCCTGCTGCTGCATTGAAGACCGTGCCCTTCAGGTAAGTGGTATCGCCACCAACTAAGTTGAAAGCTCCTGAATCTGCTGCAAACTTTCTGGAATTAAGGCCGTTGCTTGCTTGGCCGGCAAGGGCAAAACTGCCGTAATTTGTGCCGATGCGGTAATCACGCACGTTGCCTGCGCCAAGACCAGTCAGAGCAAAGGTGCCTTTAGCACCGATCAACGCCCGGCGATGGGTCAACCCTGCTGCTGTGCCGTTAACTGTGAGTGCTCCAAAATCAGCAACGACACGACTGCCAACAGTCATGCGGCTACGGGTTACGGCTGCAACCTCCGTCGTGCCCCGGTC